CCCTTGGTCGCATGGGCATCAACAAGTTATATGGCGCAGGCGGTGTTAACGTAAGCCCAACACCAGTATTGCCGACCACCACAGACATTTTGGGCATGATGCCAAGGGCAACCGCACCGAGACCAGAAACGGCGGGACTGGAGGAGCTGGGCGGGTTTATGACACCAGCGACCGCTAAGGTGCTAAAACCTGCGGCAACAAGCGTGGCAAGGATGGCAGGGCAAGAGATCAATGCAGGTTTAACTGGTCAGCCCACACGGTCATTGCTGGGAACAATTACGCCAAAACCATTGCAGCTTGATGTTTATCATGGTACGCCTCACACACTACCACCGACTGAGCGTAACCCATTGGGTGAGTTTGATGCGTCTAAGATTGGTACTGGTGAGGGAGCGCAAGCATATGGCTATGGAATTTATACGGCTGAAGCGCCTGCTGTAGCAAAAGAATACCAAAAGCAACTTGGCACTCAGATGAAATATAAAGGTCAAGAATTTTATGACCCAATTGTTGGTAGAAAAACTGGAACAACTGGCAATACTGAGATTGATGACTATTTGCTTTCTTATCTTGGTGATACTGGTGTTATTCGTAAAGAATTGCTAAATGCGGCAAAAGAAATGAGGTCATCCAAGAATCCTCAAGCAGCAAAAGAATATCAAAAATTAATGTCTGAGTTTAGAAAAGTAAGACCAGATGTAACGGCTGCAAACACAGGCAATTTATACAAAATTGATTTGCCTGATGAAAAAATTGCAACCATGCTTGATTGGGATAAGCCATTGAGCGAACAACCTAAAAATGTTCAAGAAGCGTTGGCAAAATATGACCCCGATATGTACAGCCCTAGTGGGAATGATTATTCTCCCGAAGAAAGAGGTCAATGGATATATATGCGGTTAGCTGGCAATACAACACAAAAAAATGCAAGCAATAAATTAAAAGAAATGGGCATACCTGGCATTAAATATCTTGATGAATTAAGCAGAAGACCAGGCGTTGCGTCTATGACTCAAACTCAAATTGATGCCCGTATTAGCTCATTAAAGAAAGACATAGGATCAGGATTGGGTAATCAGGAAAGAATGAAACAGCAATTAGCATCATTAGAACAAGAAAGAGCATCTCATCCTAAATTGACTCGCAATTTTGTAGTGTTTCCTGGCGAAGAAAAGAACATGACTATTCTTGAACGTAATGCAGAAAAGATTACCAAATGACTACACAAGTAACTAAAGTAGTTAAAACTAGAAAGAAAGCAGGCGGTAGGTCTGTGGGTACGCCTAATAAGGTCACAGCGCAGGCTAGAGAGGCTATTGCGATGTTTGTGGATGGTAATGCCCACCGACTCACACAATGGCTTGATGACGTTGCTAACGGCATTCCTGAAGCTGACATAAAACCCAACCCTGCCAAAGCGTTTGAGCTATTCCAATCGGTGGTTGAATACCATGTACCCAAACTTGCAAGGACAGAGATTACTGGTAAGGACGATGGCCCAGTAGAAATGGTGGTGACATGGGGCGGCGTGAAGTAATCCTGCCATACAACCCTCGGGCGGCTTTCATGCCATTCCACTTGAGGACGGAAAGATGGTCATGCCTAGTAGCTCACCGCCGAGCCGGTAAAACAGTAGCCGCAATTAACGACCTGATTAAGCGAGCAATCACTGAGGGTGGTCGGGGCGCACAATACGCCTACATAGCCCCATTCAGAAGCCAAGCCAAGCGGGTGGCGTGGGATTACACCAAATACTACGCAGCACCAATCACCAAGACCACAAACGAATCCGATTTAACCGTGGAACTGGCAAACGGTTCAAAGATCATGTTGTTTGGCTCAGACAACGCTGATGCCATGCGGGGTATGGGTTTTAATGGCGTATACCTTGACGAATACGGTGACTTCAAGCCTAGCGTCTGGGGTAATGTCATACGCCCTACATTGTCAGACCGGCTAGGTTGGGCAGTGTTTGGCGGCACACCCAAGGGCAAGAACCAGTTTCATGACATCTACAAGGTCAGCCAGAGCGTTCCAGATTGGTTTTTACTTAAACTGCCAGCCAGCGTATCCAAGATACTGCCAGACTCAGAATTGCAGGCGGCTCGGTTGCAGTTAAGCCAAGACCAGTATGACCAAGAATATGAATGCTCATTTGATGCCGCCATTCTTGGTGCGTTTTACGGTCAAGAGATGCGTCTGGCTGAGGCTGAGGGCAGAATTAGAGATTTACCGTTTGAGCCTGATGCGCCGGTTTACACAGCATGGGACTTAGGCTATCGAGACGACACGGCCATTTGGTGGTATCAGGTTGTCAGGGGTGAGATCAGGGTAATGGACTATTACGGCGTAAGTGGCGCTGACATTCCAGACTTGGCCAAGGTGGTTAACTCTAAGGGTTACCGATATACCCGCCATTACCTGCCGCATGATGCCAGAGCCAAGACACTAGCCTCGGGCGGCAAATCCATTGTTGAGCAGTTGGCTGCACATCTGGGCGGCATGAGCAAGCTGGCGATTGTGCCTGACCTTGGCGTACAAGACGGCATCCAAGCGGTGCGGATGATTCTGCCGCAATGTTATTTTGACCCGATCTGCGATGAAGGGTTGGAAGCGTTAAGGCAATATCAGCGGGAATATGATGAGGATAAGAAAACTTTTCGTCAAAGTCCACGCCATGATTGGTGCTCACATCCCGCAGATGCGTTTAGAATGCTTGCAGTAGCCTATCGACAAGAGGCAAGAGATCAGACACCGCCCAAGGGCAAGACCCTGCAAACCATCACACTTGATGAGCTGTGGGATTATGAGATGCAACATAAAGAGGAACGCATATGAGCCAGCCAGTAGCAGAAGTCGGTGGATATAAAAACATCACCGCCACAGGCGCAGTCAGCACAGGCCCTTGCCAGTTGATTGGTTTCTACGTCAATAACACCAGCTCAGGCACTTTGGTGCTACGCAACGGCGGGTCAGGTGGCGAAGTCATGAGTGGCACAATCACACCGGCTATCGGGTTTCACCGATTCCCTGCCAACGTGGGTGTCAGCCTATACGCCACGGTTGGCGGCACACTGGATGTGACATTCTTCTTTGCCGCAGGTAGTTAATCATGTACGAAGAAAACGGCGCATACGAGGGAGAAGACCCAGGCCCGTACTGGCATGACCAGATTGAAACCGCTATCAAGATATTTGATAAGTGGGAAAAGCGTGGGCAAAAGGTAGTCAAGCGGTATCGGGATGAGCGTGATGCCATTGAAATGCCGAGGATGAAGTTCAATATCCTCTGGTCAAACATTCAAGTCCTATTTCCTGCCCTTTACGGCAGACAAGCCAAGCCCGAAGTTTCACGCCGCTACATGGATCAAGACCCTGTAGGTCGGTTGGCATCCACGATGCTTGAGCGTGTCATGGAGTACGAGACCACACAATTCGGTGACTTTGACTCAGCGATGCGTGGCGTGGTGGAAGACAGATTATTGCCAGGCCGAGGCACAGCGTGGATTCGATACGAGCCGGTTATTGTCGGTGAGCGCCCTGAGATTGATGGGCAGGCAGAAGAACCTGGCGAGGCTCAGGTCTACGACACCGTTGAAGACCCGACAGAGCGCATTGATGCCGCCCACAGCCCAATTGATTACGTCCACTGGTCTGATTTCCTGCATTCACCAGCTCGCACATGGGATGAGGTTTGGTGGGTAGCTCGGGCGGTCTACATGACCAAGGACGAGGGCATTGAGCGTTTCGGTGACGTATTCCGTAATGTCAGCTTGACCAGCTCAAACACCGACATGGACGGTAAAAATCCATTGACCGCCAAGATGACCTACGACAAAAAGGCGATGGTCTATGAGATTTGGAACAAGCGCACAGGTAAGGTTTGCTGGATAGCCAAGGGTTATCCACAAGCGCTGGATGAGCGTGAAGATCCATTGGGATTGGATGATTTCTTCCCATGTCCTAAGCCGTTGCTGGCGACCACCACCACCGGCACGATGATTCCAGTGCCTGATTACTGCGAATACGAGGATCAGGCGCAAGAGTTGGATAACCTGACACAACGCATTTACTTGTTGACAAAGGCTTGTAAAGCGGTCGGCGTGTTTAATGCTGAGTTTAAGGAACTGGCTCGGATGTTTAGCGAGGGCGTGGACAACAAGCTATTCCCTGTGACAGGCTGGGCAGCAATGTCGGAAAAAGGCGGCTTAAAAGGCGCTATCGACATGATGGACACATCGCAAATCATTGTGACCTTGCGTGAGCTGTACGTTGCCAGAGAGCAGGTTAAGCAGTCAATCTACGAGATCATGGGTATATCGGACATCCTGCGTGGATCGTCTAAAGCTCAGGAAACCCTTGGTGCACAACAACTCAAAGCCAACTTTGGCAGCTTGCGGTTACGCAGTGCTCAGGGTGACGTAGCTAGGTTTGCCACTGACATCTTTAAGCTCAAAGCCCAGATTATTTGTAAGTTCTATCCACCTGAGCTGATTGTGGAAATGTCTGGCGTGATGAACACACCGGACGGTCAAGACCCACAAATGTTGCAGGCGGCTATCCAGATGCTGTCCAACAGCACAATCAGGGATTTCCACATTGCGGTGGAGGCTGACAGCCTAGCCCAGATTGATGAGCAAGCCGAAAAGCAGGGCGCACAAGAGGCTATTCAAGCTATCGGTTTATTCTTGCGTGAGGCTATCCCCATGATTGCCCAAGCGCCTGAGACATTGCCAATGGCCTCTGAGATGCTGTTATTCCTTGTACGCAGGTTTAGGGCTGGTCGAGGGTTGGAAAGCGCAGTTGAAAGGGCAATGAAAGCCTTGCAAGACAAAGCTGATGCGGCTAAACAACAACCGCCTCAGCAGAATCCTGAGATGTTGCAAATGCAAGCTGAACAGCAGGCAGAGCAAATGCGGATGCAAGCACAAGCTCAGACTGAGCAGATGAAAATGCAGGCTCAAGCGCAAATTGAGCAAGGCAAGGCACAGCTTGAGATGCAAATGCATCAGGCTAAGGTGCAAGCGGAAATGCAATTGGCGCAAATGAAAGCCGAGTTTGAAACCGCAAAACAAAATAATGAACTTCAAATTAAAGCCCGAGAAATGGCTGGAAAGGAAGAATATGAGCGATGGAAAGCAGAACTTGATGCAGCGACTAAGATCATGGTCGCAAGAATTGGTAGCAACCCTGGTGTCGATTTACCAGTCGTTGAGGCAGCGGCTTCGCAAATAACCAATGAGTTGGGTGCGCCGATTATGGATGCAGTCAATAAAATGGTGGAAATGCACGACCAAATGGCAAATATGCACGGTCAGACCATGCAAAACATTGGCGAGGCAATGAGAAAAATGGGTGCGCCCAAGCGTGTAGTGCGAGGGGCTGATGGAATGGTAATAGGTGTAGAGGCAATCCAATGAGCTTAGTCCTTGCCGATAGGGTTAGAGAAACCACCAATTCAACTGGAACAGGCACAATAACTCTTGGTGGCGCAGTCTCAGGGTTTCAATCATTTAGCGTCATTGGCAACAACAACACGACCTATTACACGATCTCAGGCGGTACTCAGTGGGAAGTAGGAATAGGCACGTATTACGGCGGGACTTTAGCCAGAACAACCGTAATTTCCTCATCTACAGGCTCAAAACTTGATCTTGCGGCGGGTAGTAAGGATGTCTTTGTCACTTATCCTGCGGGAAAGTCAGTTAATCAAGATGCTAATAATCGTGTTTTGATACCTTACACATCAGGCACAACCAATGTTGGCTCTTTAAATGTTGGCAATGCTACGGCACACACCGACTCGGGCGTGATTGCAGGGTTTACTGCTAGTGAGCCGTTATATCTTTACACCAGCTTGCAAAATACCGATTCAGGTGCAACATCGTATGCCAGTTATGCGGTTAATGATGGCGGTCATACGGCTTATGGCGAGCTTGGAATAAATAACGCAAATTACAGTTATTCAGCAGCAGGGTTTCCCAATAATGGGTTTTCTACACCATTGGCAACTTTTGTTGAATCGTACGGCGGCCCATTAGTTTTAGGTAGTTGGGACAATCAAAAGATCAGCTTTATTGTCAATGGGGCGGTCAACACGACAGATGCAATGACCATCAACACCAATGGATCGGTGGCATTTAACGGTCAAGTTGGGTCGGCAGGTCAGGTATTGCAAAGCAATGCCACAAGTGCGCCGACATGGGTTACACCAGCAAGCGGCACAGTTACAAGCGTATCGGGTACTGGTACGGTTAGTGGATTAACTTTAACTGGCACGGTCACATCATCTGGAAATCTTACTTTAGGTGGTACGCTAGATTTATCATCACCTCCTGCTATTGGTGCAACAACAGCATCTACTGGTAAATTTACAACCCTTGAATCCACAGGTACTGCAAGTTTAGGAACAGGCTCAACAACATCTATACAAATTGTTGGTGATGCGTCATATCCTCAGATTAAAGCTGCTGGTGGAACAAACACGCCTTTAGTGCTTCAGCCTTTAGGTACAGGTGCATTACAAGCACAAAAAACAGATTCAACTGCTACTGGTGGTAATGCTAGGGGTGCTAATGCTGTTGATTGGCAAACTTTAAGAAGTACAGCCGCACAAGTTGCTAGTGGCGCTACATCTAATGTATTAGGTGGGCAAAACAATACAGCATCTAACAATAATTCAACTGTAGTTGGTGGAACAACAAATAGTGTAGGTGGAAATGGTGGAGTGGCTGGCGGCAATTTCAATACTGCATCAGGCACAACGTCTGTAGCATTTGGAAACCAAAATCTTTCAAATGCAAACTATTCAACAATAGCTGGTGGTCAATATGGCACAAGTAGGTCAATAATTGGATACGCTGTTTTTCCTGCTTGTAATTCACCCATAGCGGCATCTGCTGGTGTATCTCAAGGGGCATTACTTGTTCTTGCTGTAGCAACAACTGATGCAACAGCTACTGTATTAAGAAGCAATACTTCAGCCGCCTCCGCCACAAATCAAGTAGCTTTACCTGTAAATTCAGCTTACTTTTTTAAGGGCGAGATAATTGCTGGAGTAACGGCAGCAGGAAACACAAAAGGTTGGTCTATTGAAGGTGTTATCAAACGAGCCACAACTGCGGCATCTACGGCATTGGTAGGCACTCCTACAGTAACATCTTTATATGGCGATGCGGGGGCATCAACATGGTCGGTAGCGGTAACAGCAGATACTACAAATGCAACACTTGCAATAACTGTGACGGGTCAAGCGTCTACAACAATCAGATGGGTTGCTCAAATCCGCACAACCGAAATGACATATTAAGGAATAATAATGGCACTCAAAATCACAGCAATTAATCCAACCACAGGTCAGGCAACAAGCACCGCCTATGCCAGAATCACCAACTTTTACGGCACAAAAGACCAGATTCAAGTGCAAGTGGCTATTCACGCAACTGAAGATGCTCGACACGGCAATATGCAAACCATCCGTGAGGATGCCCACTACATTGCCATTGAGGACTTAAAAGGTGACTTGATTCCTGCTATCTATGGCGTTCTCAAAGGCTTTACCCAGTACGCTGGTGCTGAAGACGTTTAATGTTTGGATATGCAGCATTTGCTGAATTGCCATTTGCAACAATTGGTATTACGGTAACCCCAGCGCCAGAAATCCTATTAGGTGGGCATTTTGGCTTTGATGAGCGTGATAAGCGATGGGAACAAGAGAAAAAGCTAGAAGCTCAGAGGAAAAAGAAACTCCACGAAGCTATCTTTGGTTTACCGCCCGAGATTAGGGAAAAAATCTCCACTGCCCCAGAGCAAACAATAGAGATTGCGGCACAAACTACAATTGATTATGATGCGCTTATGTTAAGGGTAAGAGAACTTGACAAGCGCATAAAGTTAGAAAGAGACGAACAAGACATTTCACGCATATTGGAGTTGCTTTGAGAACTACATGGGTATTTCCATCTGACGGTAGCGAACCTTACGAAAAGTCTAAGGGGCGATCTGGCGAATACACCGCAGTCATGGGCGACATTGCCCCATTTATGTCACCAGATGGCGTGATGATTGAGGGCAGAAAACAATGGCGTGACCACTTAAAGCGCACCGATTCGATTGAGATGGGTCATTCGGATATTAAGTATGCTCAACAAGAGTGGAACAAGAAAAAAGAGGCGCACCGAGACAGGTTGCGTGGTCAATTGCAGACCGTACAAGAGTTTGACCGACCTGGCGCACCGATAGCACCTGTTAAGATGTCTAACCTAAATGTAGAGATGGCTAACCGCCTGCACAACCGTCCCATGCCTGAGCGCAAGGAGATGATCAAAATGACTTTGGAACAAATGAAAAGGATGAAGTGATGGAAAACGAAGTTGTCGCACCCGACACAGTAGAAACACCAACACCCGAAACCCCAACGGTTGAAACGCCCCAAACAGCGCCAGCAGAGCCGCAAAGCAGAGCCGATACTATTCGTGAGGCGCTGACCAAGACACCTACAAACCGTGGCAAACACGCAGCCACACAGCCCCGAGAGGGCGGCAAATTTGCCCCTAAATTCCCAACAGCCGAAACGCAAGCGCCTCAGATGGCCGAAAA